CTTGTATAGTATCCTGCTGCTGCATGAGAGTAATGGTGCTTAAAGTAATGTACTGGTATATTCATTGGGAAGTTTGGCTTCCAGTCTCCTGCTCCTCCATGAATAAGAATTCTGGACCTTTTTAGTAATGGCTTTTCGTAGTATGCAATTGCATCTGGTGTTCCATAATTCAATGCATCTAAAATTATCTCATTATTATTATACCAATCATTTTTCTTTTTACTATATCTTTCTGCATGTCCAGCAAACAGTACCTCTCCATCTTTAATTAAAGATACAGATGCGTCGTGAGATGTTTCATTTATTCCTAATATAATCATTAGTATATAAACTTATCTTTATTATTCTTTTTTATAAAGATTGATTTAATTTTTTTAAAAAATATATATATAAAATACTGTATCTTAATCTTCATCAAAGTCTAGGTATCCAAATTCTTCTAAATCTTGTAGTGGAATTATTCCTTTTTCTTTAGCCTGCTCAAAACCTTCTGGAGTAAAATTTAAAGTAGCCTTAAGGTTTTCATCATATTCTACCTGCATTAAATCTGAATCCATTAATCTTAAAAGCTCTTCGTCTACATACTCTTCGTGCCGTTTCCATAACTCTGGAGCCAATTCTTTAGTTGTAGATTCATTTAACTCAAAGATAGCTTCTCCATCATCCGTAAAACCAGCAATTCGTATGGCGCCTATTTCCATGTAGTGTTGAATCTTTGATAATATAAACTCTTCATCTTCTTCAAAATCATTCATTTGTATCCACCTTTTTATTAAAATTTTGTTCAACTATTCCTTGGACATATTCGGAAAAATGTTTTCTTATACTTCCAGGAGGCCTTTTTCCAATATCGGACCACACTCTTTTATACTCATGAATGTTGTCAAAAGTTGTTGGGCACACCAAAACACCTTCGTATTCTTTTAGTCTTGTTGGCAAGGGAACATGCTTGCTGCAGCACTTACATTCTTTAGCTTTTTCTTGATATATACTCATAGTATCTCCATTCCACTTAATGCATCAGAAAGATCTCTTGGCATAGGAGATGGTGCCCTAATTAGATTAGGACTATCTACGACTAAAGACTCTCTATATTGTTTCTTAACAGATGAATAGTCGTGTACTTCTATATCGCCAAATGCTGCTCTAGTTAAACTAATTGCATTGTAGATAGATCCACAGACTGCATCAGCTAAGTCTTTAGAACCTTTTCTAGGGTGGTCGACCTTATCTCTCATAATTCTTAGCTCCAGCAATTCATCGACAAGGAGGGGTATGTGTGGCCCACTTAATCTTTCTTCCAGAACAACCATGGCCATATCATCGTAATGTTTTTTAGCTACAGATAAAGTTTCCGTGTTAATTCCATATTGCTTCAGCTGTTGCATCATGTCGTGGGAGTTCCATCTGTCAAATGTACATACCCTAATATTAAACCCTCTTGATCTTAAAGACAATATGTAATCTCTTACTTCGCTAAAGTCAACCGACTTGTCTGAAGTAGGAGTCCAATACATAACGGCATCCACTTTAACAATTGGTGCTGGCTGAGAATATGTGTCAGTAACCTTAACACTAACAAACTTTTCAATGTGAGCCATAGACACAGCACAATGGTCATGCTTTTGAGCTAAGTCAACATGTATAAAATATTCTGTGTCATCTTTTGGCAAAAACCACTCTTCAAATCTTCCAAAGCTATCTACCGCTATAGAAAGATCGTTAAAGGCCATTTCAATCTTTTCACGAGACTTAAAGAAGGCATCTATTGCTTCTGGTGGCATGCATGCAAATCTTCCTAGCGCATCAGTAACATCTCTATAGAAAGCAATTTTAAAATCCTCAATACTTCTTGTCGGATTAACTTCCCATGTTGGTCTACGAATTGCATATACTCTAGGATACTTATAAGAAATTATTTGGTCTTCATCCCAAAATATATCAAACTCGTTGCCTACTGTGTTCTCTGGCAAATCTGGATCTAACTTAAACCTATGTGACCTAGATATGACTTCTTTTTCAGATATAATGTCGTCATACCTTTGCTGAATATAATCATTTTTAAATCTTGGGAAAGAAAGAAGTATTACCTTGCCATAATCTGGAAAACGAGAATCTACAGATGCCCTGTACATATCATATATTCCGCTTCCTGTTTTTGCTTGATCATGACCGCTTGTGCTATCTAGTGCAAATCCAGAAATTTCATCGAGCACCGCAACCAATACGTTATATCCCTCGAAGGCTTCTCTTTCTGAGTGTCCAGAATACACTGTAACATTTTTATCAAACTTAATCTCTGATGCTTTTTCAAAATACTTACCAGTAAACCAAGGTGAGTGGGTAACCCTGTTCTTGAATCCCTTAAAGAATACATTGTTTGCCTGCTGAGCGTTAATAGCAATGTTAATAATATCTATTGAGTCTCCAGGTGGCTTTCCATAATATGACGCTGGGTCTCTTAAGCATAATAGTAAATATACTATATATGCAACTGATATGGTAGAGCAATAATCTTTTCCACTGCCCTTACCTAATTGAGCAACAACTTCATTGGCTGTTTGCTTGTATCTTAAAGATCCTTCTTTTTCCCCAAATAATTTTATTAAGGTTGACTCTTTATATATCTGAGATGACTTTTCAATAAGAGTATACTGATGCTCTGACAGATCAGGTAGACCTAAGTAATTCTTGTCAGTTACAAAAGTTCTTAAATCGACTGGTCTTTCATCAAACTCTTCGCCATCCAAGATATCAATGAGATCATTAAAATCAAATTCCACTGACTTCCTCAATAATCTCTATTGGCTCAACAATTCCAGTAATTTGAGATAAACGTTTTGCAACTTCTAGCTTACATTTTGGGCAAGTTGCAGTTACTTCTTTTAATATTTTTACAAGCAGTTCTTGTTTTCTTTCTGACTCTGCTATTTGAGAAGCAATCTCATTGTTTTCAAGCAAACCAACGTCTTGAAGCATGGCAACCTTTTTACCCTGTATGTCTGCTATCAGCTTAAGAGTTGAGTTCTGTACGTTCAATTGACCCTGCATTTTTGCTTCTTTTGCTAGGTCCCAGGCTTCGCTAATGAGCATTGCATAGTGTTGATCAGCTGCAGATATAGCTTCCTTTGCTTTCTCACGGGCACCAGAGTCATTCTTTACAAACTCTTTCCATTCGTCAATATGCTCTAAAACCTCTGCTCTTTTAAGTCCAGTAGTCGTAGCAATTTGAGTTGGAGTGCTTCCTTTAAGAAGCTCTTCAACTACCTTATTCATGCGATCAAAATGATCAGCTAATTCAATTTCCATATAGGTATATTATACTTCTAGTCGACTGAAATAGCAAGTTCTTTGGCAACTTTTAGCAATATTAGATATCCAATTAGATCATCAATATCATTATCTCCTGGGTACTCTTCACCCTTAATAAGTCTATTTAGCTTATCATCAATTCTAACGTATAGTTGTTCTTTTGGTCCCGCCTTAGAAAATATACGAACTGGATCTAGGGCTGAATTTCCATACGATATATTCTTTTTAATTAGCATATGAGCAATCTCAAGACAGGTTGTTAAAATCTCATGCCCTGCTTCAGTTCCAACTGTAAGCAAATAAAGGTCGTCATATTTAAATACTTTTGAATCTTCAAAAACTGGTTTCGCTTTCATTTTATTAAACCCTTTTCTTTTAGAGCTCTATATATGGTCATAACAGTTACGCCACATTCTTGTGCTATATTCTCCATAGTTTTTTTCTGTACAACATATCTTCTATAAAGCCAATCTTTATTTTTATATAATTTCATAGATAGTCCCACCTACCACTTATTTGTTAAAACTTCTCTGGCATAGTAAGCGATACCAAATGCATCAGCTACATCAAAATCTTCTATAGACAATCCATGTTTTTTATTAAAGTAATCTGCCGTTCTTTGCTTACGCATGTTTCGTAACTGGTTTTTATACCATGAGTCTGCGTATCCTGGATTTGCTAGGCGTATTGACGCCTTCTCTTCCTTAGTGGGATTCTTGTTCCCAATATACGCTTGCCAAGAGCTAGGAGATATAGTAATAACTGAAGCGCCCGTAGACATAAGCTCAGCAATTACAACTCCGTATACATAAGATAATTTTATCACAGCATCAGGTGATCTGACAAGTATCGCTCCCTCAATTGCAATATAATCACTCTTTAATTCGTTTAGCATCATGGCTACTCTAGTTTTAGCATTATAAATTTTTTCGTATATGTCATTGCCTACTAGATTAATCTTTCCCCACTTGACTGGCTTATCTCCTTCAATAAGGCAAAAGGCAACAGAAGATGTTGATGCATCTATTCCCAAGACTCTACTGGCCTTAGTTCTAGACAGCTTCGCCAGCGTCATTTATCATCCTCAATATTTTATTTCTATCAGACTTAGAGTTATCTTTTTCACATTTAGAGCATATGTCTAGGGTGTTATACCTACTTAAAGATGCCTTGCATGACTTGCAGTATCTTTTTTGTCCCGATCTAATTGCTTTTTTCTCATAATACTTTTCCATAATCTTTTTATTGGTTGCAATCCTGCAACAATCATCTCCACAATATTTCTGATTATGAGTTTTTGGAGTAAACTCTTTGCCATTTGTACAATCTGAATTAGCGCATATCATTATAAAGGAACCTTAAATCTTTCTATTTGAACAGTTCCAGTAGGAGTATCTTTTGAGTAGCATTCCTTTTTAATTGGGCAGTAGGTGCACGGCATCTTAGTTTTTGTTGCACCTTCTGGTTTCATTGGAAGGTCACCATCTTTAAAATTATCCCACACTTCTCTCATCCAAAGGAAGGTGTCCTCGATAATCTTTGTGTTTCTCTCATTCATTGATACTGGAATTATTAATATTTCTTGAGTATTTTTATTCTCATAAAGAAAAAACCCCTCTTTGGCATTTTTAAGCTTCATATATGTTAATAGCTGAAGCAAGTGGTTCGGTGAAGGGCTCATCTCAGCCTGCCTTGTATCCCAAACCTCTTGCTTTGCTGTCTTGATTTCACCAATTACGGTTTCATTGTCATATTCCATAATTAAATCAATGAACCCACGTATTGGTGGATATTCGTTTATAATTTCTTCTTCTTCTGCAACCCACTGTGGCATAGTTTTAATTAAATTCTGAAGTCTCTCATGGGCCTGGGTACCCTGAGCCATGTTAGCGACTGCAACAGCATCATTATTGTCAATAAAGACTGCGCCAGAAAAAGCCATATACCAATACCTTGGGCATGTTCCATGACCATATCCTAAAGAGCTTGGGCTAAAAGACTTTTTAGTCATTTCTCCATCTGCTCTTTTAGTATTTTTATATGACTCATCAAGCATTGATGCAAAAAGCTCTGGGTCAAAGAATTTTCCAGTATGCTTTTTAAACTTTAAATTTTTAACTATGTTTCTACCCATTACAAATTATACCTAACGACATACTTAAGTGCATCTACAAGTTTGTCTATGGACTCCTTTGCTGAATAATATATATTCTTTTTATTATTATTCGTGGTACCAGCTTTATCTTTTGCTATTGTTGAATAATAAGAAGCCATCATGGCAAACTTAGTTGACATTGCCTGCAACTCAATAATAAGCTGTGGTGCTTTAGCAGCAGGCACATCTGGGTTTAACAAAAGCTTTACAATGACAGCCAATGCTCTATCTAACTGAGCATCATTCATATACTCATGAAGATCATTGAACTCTGTTATAGAGTTAATTAACTCTAATGTATTTTTATCCTCTGTCATTTTTAATCTTTTTATCCCATTTGTCCATTAATAGTCCTACTCCATACCCAACAACAAAGCCAAGCATGGTTCCATAAAGAAAGTATAACATTAAAATGGAACCTCAGCGTATGTCTTATATGAAGGGAAGTCGCTATTGCTTGGAGACTTATCTTTAGACAATGTGTATGCTGTTACAGAGATTGAATCAGCATTAATTTCATATGAAGTTCTCTTTGTGCCTTCCTTATCCGTCCAGCTTTCTTCATAAATCTTTCCTACAATAATAACTTCCATGCCCTTTTTAATTACAGACTTTGATTGTTCTGCAAGTGTGCGCCAAGCCTTGACTGTCCACCAAGAAGTGTTCTTGTCTTCCCACTCTCCAGTAGTATCATTCTTAACGCGATCATTGGTTGCAACTCTAAAACGAAGACCATTTGATCCTACAGTTTCTGGTTCACTACCAACTCTTCCTACGATTGTAATCATTGGATTAGCCATTTTTATTTTCCTCCCAAAATGTAATCAGTTCTTCTAGTACTGACCACTCTATGATTCCAAGACGGACCTTGGAATCCCCTCCGATAATAATTTTAAGAGCAGGGTGCATATCCCTGCTTACCTTAAAAGTATCTGTACAGATTTTAGCCCATACGTCTTTATTTAAATTAAATGAAGCTTTAGATTCTTTGTAATCTACTACAAAGTTTTTCCACTTAGCATCACCCTTTTGGTATTCACCACGACCACTATTTTTTTGTGCCTTGGCGCCATCTCGTTTTACTTCTGCTCTCTCTGACATTAATTAAGCTTATGCTTTGTTTCATGTCCATTAGAGCATGTCCAATACATTTCTAATGTAGCTTGATTAAAATTATAAAATGGAGCTGACAACTCGCATTTACTACATGGTCTTTCTTGCTCTATTTTCTCAATCCTTTGATCTTGAACATCTTTAGGTTGAGAAGAAAAAAATTCATTAAGATTTGGCATTTATTTCTCCTATTAATTTGTCTACAACATCTGGATTTTCCTTTAAATATGCTACAGCCTTTGCACGTCCTTGAAAACGTTCTCCATTTACTGTATACCATGCTCCACCTTTTTCTATTATCCCGCACATTTCTGCAACGTCAAGAGTTTCTCCAACAAGATCTATGCCAAGTGACTCTCCTTGATAGTAGAAGTCGTATTGGCCAGAGAGGTTAGGGGGACCGAGTTTGTTATAATCAACAATCCAGTTAACGGGCCTTCCAACTCTTTGTTCAATAATCTTGTCGCCAACCTTAACACCTGCTTTAATAGCATTAGCCTCAGCCTCTGAAGACCAGAGCT